TCTTTAGACATACTTTAGAATTTACCGCTTACAGTCCCGTTTGGTTTCTTTATTATTCCACCAAAACCTTTACTTTCTTTAATAGATTCCATATAGTTGTCACAGCAAACAGCATCCTCAGACACTACCTCACCATCAACGACCTTCATAGTGTGCTTGGCTAAGACCAATTCTTTATCACACTCTTTACATTTAAATTTTGACATAATTACAGGGTTAAATTACAAATTCCTTTTTCTGATGTATGAACATCTATATATAAAAGTATAGCTTTCTTAATGCCCCTTGTTACTTTTATTTTCATAGCCTTTTTTTTCTTACGAGGCAACTTGTAATAATCCTTCATATAAGGGAATGCCTCAATCAATAAATCTCTGTCTATACTTATTTTTCTTCCCACAATTCTTCTGAATAAGCTCGTTCCTTAATGTTAAGTAAAGCAGCTACAAACTCCCCAAGCAAGTTAAGGTCTTTTACCTTCAGAACACCACCTATTTCTACTTCTGTTCCACCCTCGTTAGATAGAATATCAACACCACATTCTTCTTCATTAATGTAATAATACAAGAATCCTGCTTGACAACCTTCAGGCTCTTGATAACTTTCTTCAAACCCTAAATCGAATAAACCTTGTGGTGTTATCTTTTTAAGCTCACCTGAGTTCTTTTTAAAGCTCATTATAGCTTCATTAAGCCTGTCGCTATTAGCTTCCGATGATAGGAGATAATCCGTTTCTGATTTACAACATTTGCATTTACTTTTTTTAATCTTTGTCATAACAAGTTTGTTTATGTGATAAATGTAAATAATTTTATTTACTTATACAAATCACTCTTTAAAGTCGGTGATTAAATCACTTATAGTAAGTACAATCCCAACTATAATCATTGTTATTAAAAATGGTTTCATTCGCTTTGTTTTACTTTTTTTTAGCTGTGAGGGCAAGACTCGAACTTGCATAAGGACATTTCTGCTACCCTTGCCTAATAGACAGTTAGGTGTGTATGCCAATTCCACCACCTCACAAATATTAAGACTTACTTCTACCTTTGTATTCTTCGTAAGATAAATAAATAGCCAGTATTGCCATCGCAATTAAAATAAACTTATACATAACTCTTAGTTTTTTATTTTTTTATACTCACTTACAATGCCAACCAGTTTAGCGACATTAACATCCTTAGCGTCTATCATAGCTGTTAATTCATCTAATAATGGAGTTAACTCCTCTAGTTTACTTTTAACATTCCTAATATCGGTAGCCAATTTTAACTCACTTGTAACGTGTTCGAACTCTTTATTTTTTTCCATCTTGGTTTAAGTTATTGTAAGATTTTTGGACTTTTATTGTTTGCACCATTCACGCTTGGCACTCTCGTATGAGGTGCAGCACTCACGTAGCTTACTCACGCACTAACATTCATCGGGTTAGAAATCGGTATTTAACAAGTTAAATATCCCCTAGAATGCCTTAATGTTGTTGTGTTGCCACTCACGCAGACAGCTCTCGTATGAGGTGTAGCACTCACGTAGCTTACTCACGTATTACCTTGCAAAGATAAGACAAATTAAAGAATCTAGCAAGGGGTATTAGGCTAAACGATAATTTTAATGCAGTATCACGTACTGCGAATAGCCTAGGGATATAACCGACTTGTTATAATTTAAGTGTTAGTTCGTAACACCCCTTGTAATTTTATCTATTCTATTTGTTACCTGCCATTGATTTACCAACTACAAGCTCCAACATTGATTCAGTTACCAACCCTTTACTCTTGGCTAGGGCTATTACTCGTTTAGCTTTTTCCGTTCTACCTTTACTATATTCGGCTAAACTTTTACCTTTAACTTTTCTTTTGTTGTCGTGTAAGAATATTACTTTATCTTCATTCATAGCTCTTTTTTTTTATAATTCTGATGTATCAAAACCCATTTCTTTAAGGGTATTTTCCACTTCTTTAGGTAAACAGAATACACCATCGTAATCTACCAACACCTTATCTTTAAACCATAAACCACCTTCTACGTGGAAATCTTCACCATCTGTTACGTTGTACCCTTCAAAATATCCATCAGATTTATCGTTTTGTAGTTGGTCATCGTATCTTTCGTTTACTACAACTTCCCAAAAATACGTGTTACCTTTCTCTGTTGTTTCAAATAATTTTCTGTGTGCTGTCATAATTGAGAGATTTATTAATTTTATAAGTCTAATACTGTTTCCATTAAATCTTGTCCTCTCTGAATGTTTTCTTCCCATTCTTCAGAACCTTTTTGTCCTTCATTTAGTTTGAACCAAAGCTTTAACTGCTCTAACTCGTGTTCTGCTGTTTCTAATCTGTTCATAGTTTCTAGGTTTTAGTTTTACCGCCTTTTTAGTATTCATCAATTTCTACTACATAATTTGGAGTGTCTTGTGATATAACATTCATTTGACTTGTTGTTACTCCGAAATTTATGTAATCATATCTTTCTATTTCATCATAAGAATCCCACTTAAAACCTTTTGATTTTAAATAATCTCTAAAATCATCTGAATTTTCTTTATCTACTATTATTGAATGGTAGTTAGGCTTTTCCATTGTGTTTTTAAAGTTGGTTTATCTTTCGTTCCATCCAACTACTTAAAAGGATTTCCCCCGTAGTCTCGTCTATATCACATATTTGACTTTTTGGAATCCACACCATCCCGTTGTTAACGCAATTGATTTGAATAGCTTTTCCCGTTACCCGATATAACTTTCCTCGTGATTCAATTAAAGGTATGTCGAATTTTGTACCCTCTTTAAGTCTGTCGATTTTTTGCTCTAATCCTACCATAATTTCTAGTTGTTTGGTTAATCTCTTTCTTTGTTCTCTACAAATATATACTAACAAATGTTAACTTCCTAATTATGTACGAAAAAACATCCCTTAAACACCCTTTTTTTTGTTAACTCTCTGAAAATCAGGACTTAGTAAATTAGGGGTCTAATTGGGGTCAACGATAGACCTATAGGAGAAGGATAAAGGATAAAGACTATTCTTTCTTTTTATGTTACTTTTTCTTTCTTTATAAATAAATAATTGTATATTTACGGAAATGAATAGTTAATTATGAAAAGATTACCTACTGAAATAAAAAGACAAAGGGGAACACTAAGAAATGATAGGATGAATGAAAACGAACCTAAACTACCTAGTGAAATTCCACCAATACCTACTTGGCTATCAGAAGAAGGGCAAAAGTCTTTTGTAGAACTAAGCACCCTACTACACGATATGTCTGTTCTCACTTTAGCAGACGAGATGTCCTTAACCATCCTTTGTGATTCTTATGCTGATTACAAGAACGCTAAAGAGGTTATAAACGAATTAGGTGCATCACAAGAGGTAACATCAAGAGAGGGTCACACAAAGTCTATACAACGACCAGAGGTAATGATAGCTAATCAAGCCTTTGTTAGAGTTTTCGCTTTACTTAAAGAATTTGGTTTAACACCTTCAAGTAGGGCAAAGGTAAACGCAATAGAACACGCATCACAAACACCCGATATTAAAATAGAAAATTTCTTTAATAACGATGAATAACCTACATCACATAGATGAAGATAAATACTACTATGATGAAAAGTCTGCTAATAGAGCTGTGGATTTCATAGAAACATTTTGTCAACACGTTAAAGGTGATTTAGCAGGTAAAAGGTTTATACTTGAAGATTGGCAAAAGGATGATATTATTAGACCGTTATTCGGTTGGAAGTCAAAAGAAACTAATTTAAGGAAGTTTAGACAATGTTTTGTGTTTATACCACGTAAGAATGGTAAAACAAATTTAATGGTAGGAATAGCTCTTTATATGCTATTTTCAGATGGTGAGAAAGGTGCTGAAATAGTGAGTGCAGCAGCAGATAAAGAACAAGCACGTTTATCATTCTCCATAGCCAAGCAAATGGTATTGCAAGAGCCTGAGTTGATTAAACGCTCAAACACTTACAGAGATTCCATTACATACGATAAGGTAGGCTCATACTACAAGGTAATATCAGCCGATGCTGACACTAAGCACGGATTAAACCTGTCTTGTTGTTTGTTAGATGAAATTCATTCACACAAGAATCGTGACCTCTACGATGTGTTACTCACGAGTATGGGGGCTAGGAAAGAGCCTTTAATGCTTGGTATTACCACAGCAGGAGCAGGACACCAAAAAGACCATATTTGTAAAGAACTTTATGACTATGCTAAGAAGTTGATTAGTGGTGCTATTCAAGACGATTCATTCTTGGGTATTGTTTATGAGGCTGATAAAGACGATGACATCTTTGATGAACAGGTTTGGAGAAAAGCAAATCCGGGATTTGGGACTATTATCACCGAAGAATATATGAAACAACAAGCTGTAAAGGCTAAAAACGAACCATCTTATGAAAACACTTTTCGTAGACTACACCTAAATCAATGGGTTGCAAATGAAACTAAGTGGATTTCTGATGAAAAATGGATGGATTGCTATAGTGATATAAATGAATCTAATTTTATGGGTAAAACCTGTTATGTGGGGTTGGATTTAGCGTCTACACGAGATATTACCTGTCTCAGCCTATTATTCCCTGATAATGACAATGGGTACGACATTTTTTTACACTCCTTTATACCTTCTGATAACGCCCATAAAAGGTCAGAAAGAGATAAGGTTGACTACGTTAAATGGCAAAGAGAGGGATGGGTTACATTTACAGAGGGCGATGTTTGTGACTACAATTACATAAAACAAAAGATTAGAGATTTATCAGAATTATACGATATTAGAATGATAGCTTATGATAGGTGGAACGCCTCACAAATTGTTATTGATTTAACAGAAGAAGGTTGCCCTATGATACCTGTAGGTCAAGGTTACAGAACAATGTCCCCTGCAACTAAGGAATTTGAAACCCTTATATTGGGTGGTAAGATTAGACATAACGGTAATCCTACATTAAGGTGGATGATGTCAAACGTAGTATTAGCCTTAGACCCTGCAGGAAACGTGAAACCAAACAAGGCTAAATCAAACGACAAGATTGATGGTGTTGTAGCTTGTCTAATGGGATTATCAGAGGCTATGCAAAATAAAAATGGAGGAAATTCAGGATATGATGACAAAGAGATATTCTTTATCTAAGAACGAAATAGTTGCACAGGAGCAAGGCATAATAAGAGATATATGTGCATCTGTACTAAGCAATAACAGAGATTTACACCTGTTAGATGACTTGGTTCAAGATATAAACGTGATATTATTAACCCAATTAGAGGAAACAATACAATCTTTATACGAAACAAATCAATTACGCTATTTTGTAGCTCGTGTGGTAACGAATCAAGTCCTATCTACATCATCACCCTTCCATAAGACTTATCGCCTTAGAGATACCTTAAAATGCGTTACAGAGGATGATTACGATGAACTTGCAGATAAGATTTGGAAGAAAGTAGTGAAATCAGACAATATGATGTTAAGAGAAGTCGTTGTTTTAAGGTATGAATACTCGTTTAAAATCAGAGAGATAGCTTTAATTCAAGGCATATCAACTAGATACGTTCATAGGATATTAGCTAATGCTCTAAAAGAATTAAGAAAAAACCACTAAAAACTTGTTCACATTTTAGCACTTTTTACTATTTACACTTGTACAACTATTTAAGCAGCTTTGGGTATATTCAACTTTTTTACAGGTAAAAAATCCACCATCAAAGAAGAATCACGTTCTATCTTTGGTCAAACTATTCTTGGTGGTACATTTGGTTCGTCAAATTCGGTATCAAAAGAACAAGCGTTGCGAGTCGCAGCTGTTTGGTCTTGTGTTCGAGTGTTATCAGAAACAATAGCCTCCCTACCTATCTCGCTTTACGAGAAAGACAAAAACAATAATAAGATTAAATTAAATAACTCCCCGTTAAATAAATTAGTGGGCGAACAACCTTCAGGAATCTACAATTCGTTTATGTTCTTTGAAAGGGCTTTGGTAGATTTAAGTTTTGATGGGAATTTCTGTGCTTATATAGAAAGAAATCAAGGTGGTTTACCAATCGGCATTCACCCATTACAATATGATGATGTTAATGTTTTCGTTTCTCCTGATGGTAGGGAGGTTTATTACGAAGTTAAAGAAAGTGCTAATAGCGTTTACCCAATAACAGGTAAGGTGCAAAGTATGAATATGATTCACGTTAAAGGTTTATCCTTTGATGGTATTACGGGAAAATCTCCAATAGAAGCTGCAGCCGAAACATTAGGTATATCTATATCTTTAGATAAACACGCAGGTAATTGGTTTAAAAACGGTTCACAGTTAGGTGGTATTCTTAAACACCCTGCTACATTAAAGCCTGATACAGCTAAACGATTAAGAGAATCGTGGAATAGCAACTATTCAGGTGTAGCCAATACAGGGAAAACAGCGATATTAGAAGAAGGTATGGATTGGGTTGCTAGGACTGTTCCTAACAACCAAGCACAATTTATTGAGTCTAGGGAATATCAAATAAGCGACATTTGTCGCATTTTCAGAGTACCTAATCACCTAGTGAATGACCTATCTTCTGCAACTTATAGTAATATCGAAGCACAGCAAATCGACTTTGTAGTGCATACTATCACACCTTGGATTAAGAGAATTGAAAGTGAATTAAACCAAAAATTAATTCCTTCAAACAAGAGAGGTCAAGAATACTTTAAATTCAACTTAAACGCTATTCTTAGAGGTGATTCAAAGAGTCGTGCAGATTACTACAGAACATTAGTAAATATTGGGGTGCTTTCTCCCGATGAAGTTCGTTCTTTAGAGGACTTAAATCCTATGGGTAATGAAAGTGCAAAGGTGTATATGCAATCTAATATGATGCCTTTAGATAAATTAGGTGAGGACACTAAAAGAACAACAGTATGAAAGATAACAAAGAAATAAGAATATATAACGGTAACTACGAGGTTCGTTTAGAAGAAGGTTCTGACGAAACTAAAGTACGTGGTTATGCAGCTTTATTCGATACAGATAGTAGGGATTTAGGATTCCGAGAAACAATATCTACAAGGGCTTTTGATGGTCGTTTAGAGGACAATGTAATTTTAACATTCAATCACGACCCTAACCTAATTTTAGATAGAAACATAGGTGGTACTTTAAGCCTATCTGTAGATGAAAGAGGTTTGATTTATGAGGCTACTTTACCAAACACAACAACAGGAAATGATGTTGCTGAGTTAATGCGTAGAGGCTTGTTATATGAATCGTCTTTTGCTTTCACAGTAGAAGATGATGATTGGTCAAAAGATGGTGATACCACTAGACGAACTATTAATAAAATAGGCAGATTAGTAGATGTTTCCATAGTAGGTGTTGGTGCTTACGCTAACACAGATGTCGCACTTCGTTCTAAGCAAGAATTTGAGGAATCTACTTCCCCAAAGGCTAGTGAAGAAACGAAAGAAGAACCAACCGAGGTACGACAGGATAACGATGAGGAAACCCCTCAATCAGTTGGTTCGCAAATAAATTTATTAACTAACGAATTAAATCTAAAAAGAAGGATATGAAAAATTCCGTAGAATTAAGACAAGATAGAGCAGCGTTAATCGCAGAGGCGAATGTGATGCTTGAATCTTGCAAAACTGAATCTCGTGACTTTAACGAAACTGAGCAAGTTTCTTATGACGAGAAAATGACAGCTATTGACAAATTAGCTAAGAACATCGAAACTGTTGAGCGACAAGAAAAATTGAACGCTGAAATTGCATCTAATGTAGGGTCTGCATCAGTTCAAAAGACTTCTGACATTAAAGAAGTTCGTGACTATTCTGTTTTCAAGGCGATTAAAGGAATGATGGACAACAACCTTGATGGTGTTGAGAAAGAAATGCACCAACAAGCAGTAAACGAAGCTAGAGCAGCAGGACACACCGTTAACGGTTTAGGTATTCCTGCATCTATGTTAGAATCTCGTGCAGCAGAAGGTGTAACAGAAACAGGTTCATCTATTGCTCCAACTTCTGTTAGTTCTTATGTTGATGCAATGCGTGAGTCATCCGTATTCGGTAAAGTAGGTGCAACTATCTTAAATGGTTTATCTGCTAACACAATCATTCCGATTACAGGTACTTCAACTGTTAATTGGGAAACTGAGGTGTCTACTACTACAGAAGGTGGTCAAGGATTCGGTAAGGTGACTTTAAGCCCTAACAGATTATCTTCTTTCGTTGATATTTCTAAACAACTTTTACTACAAAGTGGTAGTGGTGCAGAAGCAGCGATTATGAAAGATTTAGGTCGTGCAGTTGCTCAAAAAATTGACACAGCAATCTTTACTACTGCAGGTGTAACAGGTGCGCCAGACTCTATAGGTGAGGCAGCTAATATTAATGAGTTTATTGAGGCAACTTATAACGCAGGTACATCAGTTGTTGCTGATATGGTTACTGCACAAGGTGTTTTAGCACAAGCAGGTGGCTTGGATGGTAACTTAGCTTATGTAGCCTCTCCACACTTGATGGGACAAATTAAAACGGGGGCGCAAGTTGATAACGTATTAGCTGCACTTCAAGGCAACTCAGTAGCAGGTTACCCTTGTTACTTCACTAATGGATGTACAGGTGTTGCAAACACATCAGGTGACTTCTACTTCGGTGATTTCAGTAAATTATTCATTGGTTTGTTTGGTGGTCTTGATATTGTTATCGACCCTTACACTCAAGCTGCATCAGGAAGCACACGTATTGTACTTAACAACTACCTTGACTGGGGTGTTGCACAGGAACGAGTTGATGGTGCTGACGTTGTAGGTAAAGCGTTTGTAAAAGCTACTTCTGCTTTAGTATAGTAGAATATAGATACTAATACTTAAAAGGGGGTTCTTCGGAACTCCCCTTTATTAACTTTAACTCTTTCAATAAAAACTTATGTATCTCGACCCTAACTATAACGTACAAGGCGATTTAGTTGTTAAAACCGACCCTTCAACAAAGGTCGTTACAGTTGATGAAATTAAGTCACACCTTCGTATTGATACTGATGATGAAGATACTTTGTTAGGTGTATATATAGACGCTGCAACAGAAATGGCAGAACACTATTGTACAAGGCATTTTATTGAACACGAGTATAAGTTATATTTCAATACGGTAGTATCACAGGCATCTTTAATATTCCCTGATTGTACCTTATTAACAGCAGGTGATGACAATCCTGTTAAATGGCTTGATTCGGCAGGAGCAACACAAGAATCTACAGAGGCTTACATTGATGCTCACTCTAATCCTTCTATAGTTTATTTGAGTAGTGATTTCTCTACTCCTACATTAAAATCAAACGCAGCTAACACTTTTTGGTTTGAGTTTAAGACAGGTTTTGGTGATGAACAAAGTGATGTACCACAGGCTATACAACAAGCTATTAAATTGATTGTGGCTGATATGTATTACTTTAGAGAGGACAGGAAACGAAGATTCCCAATGGCATCTGAAATATTACTACAACCTTATAAATGTTTCCATTAAGATATGGCTTTCATTGCAAAAATAAAGGCAGGGGAATTTAACACAAGAATTACCTTTAAGGAGAAAACTTACACTCAGGATGGATTCGGTGGTATTACAAGTGCCGATTCAACAGTAGTCACGGTTTGGGCTAACAAGAATGTTAAGTCGCTTAGAGATATTGAGGAAAAGTTTGAAGGAGAAGAATTACAGTCTTATGGTCGGTTTGTTTATACGATTAGGTATAGTACCGAAACTAAGGCGATAAAATCGGATTGGACTCTTGTTGATTCAGGGGATGAATACGAGATTATAGGGTATGTAATAGACCCAAGAAAAGAGTTTATTGAGATTTTTGTAAAACAAGATTTACCAACTGATTCACCTGTTTAGTTATGGCTGATAAAAATACGAGAATTACCGTTAGGGGAGTTGATGATATTAAGCAAGGTTTAAAAAGACTTGGTTATTCAGCTAAACAATCTCGTACACAAATAAATAAGGCTCTTAGACCTGCAGCAACTAAACTTGTAAAGGGTATGCAACAAGCATATCGAAAAGAGTTTAACACTCATAATAAAAAGCGTGATGGTAGAAGAACACCAACTTGGGAAACCATAGGTATTAAAACAGCTAAACGCTCTAAGAACCCCGCTCTATATGTAGGTCCTCTTAAAAAAAGAACAACTCCAATTAGAGTTAAGGGTAAGGATAGTTACAATTTAGCTGCTATGCAAATAAAGGGTAACGCAATCCAAAACCCTAGAAGAAATATATTTGAGGAAACAGCAAAGAAAATGGAATCAACAATTTATGTAAGTG